AAAGTTCAAAAGCTAGCAGAGAATAAGATGCCTGCTGCTGAAGGATTCTTTTTTGGATCACAGGATTACGATGAGTATTACTTTGAAACACTAAGGGAAACGAAGGAAGCTATTGAAAATTCTTTGAGCTCAACACCGGAAGATGAATATTATTATTCTTCTTCATGGTAAAAGTTGTTAACAATATTTGGTTAATTCGCTAAACCAACTTAAATTAGCGGAAATTAAAACTCTATTTATTATGACTAAAATTAAACACCACAGAGGTAGAATGTCCTTTCAGGGCAAAGAATTCCTCGGCAACATTAAGGAAACTGATGTTGAAACAATCAAAAAAATGTTTTTTCAAAAGTTTGGTAAGCATCTTACTGAACAAACAATTAAAAGACATTTGAATCCTTCCAAGCCAAGTGTTAAGGAAACCGTTCAAATAGTACCTAAAAACATTTCAGTACTTAACGGAAAAGTTGTGTATTATTGGGGAAATTTATGCGTAGAGATGCCTTTAAACGCATTTAACACTGGTTTTATCATTGCACTCAAGGGTGCATATGTAGATGCATTAAGGGAAGAGTTAAAAGCCTTGAATGCAGAAGTTTAAAAGACTTCCAACCGGTATCATCGTCATGTCTCAAAAGGGGCATGATGGTGTTATCCGATACACAACGCTCAACCAAAAAAAACTTAATATTAAATATAGATATTGCCTTTGGTGGAGCATGACCAAGGAACTACTAAAAAAATTAAATATAATAACATGTCAAAATCAAAATCATTAGTAGAAGATCTGTTTGATGGCTGGGCACATGTGTACCAGGAATCAAATAGAGTTGCCCTTCATTGGATGGAGGAGGAATACTTAAAAACTAAAAGAAAAAACAATGTTACAAAAGATAAAAACAATGATCAAAGAATCTCGAAAGATGAGGAAACACAGAGACTTCGTGGTGGACCAAATGATGGAACTTCACAACTCGATACCTCAGTTGGCCTTGAACAGGGCGCTTCACAAGATAACGAAGAAAGAGATGCAAACAAAGATCGAAAACAGAGGAATACTTCTTCTTAAAAGAAGAGAATACTTAAAACAAATATAAAACAATGGTAGATATTTTAAATTTAGAAAAAAGAAAGTATATGTTAGAGTCTATTTGGAGCCAGGCTTCTTTAGACTTTTTAGTACACGAATTTATGGATGGAAGTAAAGCAATTTTCGCTCCAGGACTTAAGCTAGAGTTGATAGGCGAGAGACTAGAGATGTTTGGCACTAGATCTGACATTTATAATATTATGCCCACCTATGCGGTGTGGTATGCTTATGAGAATGGGTTAAAAATGCTTGCTAATGCATGTAAATATACTAACGCTTTAAAAAAATCAAAACAAAGCGATGGTTTAACTGACAGAAAGCATGTAACAGAACTACTAGATACAGTAGCTATGTATGAAAAATTAAATCTAATAACACTTAATCAAATTAAAGAATCCTATGACACCAAAACTCGCACAGAAGGTAGCTACACTTATAGCTTCACTTGAAAAGCTCAGAAAGAGCAAGAAAAATCCATTTTATAACAGTAACTATGCTGACATCAACCAACTCCTTGCGCAAGTAAAACCCTTGTGTAAGGAGATAGGGTTGACTATTCTTCAGCCAATTGTTGACGACCATGTTGTTACTGTTGTTATGGATAACGACACCGGAGAAATCTTCCCAAACTTCAAAAACACTGAAGAGATGAGGGGCTTAAAGATTATAAGACAACAACCACAAGAAAAAGGATCTGAAATTACTTATTACAGAAGGTATGGCCTTCAGTCTCTATTACTTTTAGAGGCAGAAGATGATGATGCAAATAAAACAAAAAGAAGAAATACACCTGTTGATTCAGGAAAGTATCACAGAGTACAGGCTAGTAATAATGATTCTGATTTTGGACTTTAAATAATAAAATTAAAATTATGAAAAATAATGAAGGACATCACTCTTTTGAAAATGAAATCTTTAATCATTATAGAAAAGAACAAGAGGAAATAAATAAAAGCATAGCTTTATTAAAAAAACACGGATACATTATCTATGAAACCGAAACAAAAAAATTATGAAACTTTTAGACTTTCAAAATTATCTGTTTAGGTGTTCCTCTTTAGGCAAGCTAATGACAAGTCCAAGGAACAAGAAAGACTTGCTTTCAGCCACAACCAAAAAATATCTGCAGGAAATACACAAGGAGGTTGTTTTTGGTAAGACTACTGACATTCAATCTAAGTATTTAGATAAAGGTAAACAGGTTGAGGATGAATCTATAGAAATGTATGGAAGGGTCAAGTCAATTCATTTTCAGAAGAATGAAAAGTTTTATGAAAACGAATTTGTTTGTGGAACCCCTGATGTTGTAGGTGAAAACCTTGTAGATATTAAATCATCTTGGGACTTTACCACCTTTCCAATGCACGAAGAGATCCTGCCCAACAAACATTACTATTGGCAGATGCAAGGATATATGGGCCTTACAAAAAGCAAGAAGGCAACTGTTGCTTATTGCTTGGTGGACACTCCTCCCCTGCTAATACAGGATGAGGTTAGAAGATTATCATGGAACTTAGGAATGATAGAGGTCCCTGATGAATTAGAGAGCGAAGTCTACGAAAGACTTCAGTACGCTGACATCCCTGAAGAACTTAGGGTAAAGGAGTTTCACATCGAGTACAACGATGAGGATGTTCAGCGATTGTATGAGCGCATAGAGATATGCAGGGATTATTTAACGGACCTGTCTGTAAATATAGGCAGTCGAATACCTAAAACTATAATTTAATATTATGAGTGATTTTAAACACAAAGACTTTACAGGAAGTCTTTTCAAAAATGAGTACAAAGAAAAAGATACTCAGCCTGACTACAAAGGAAGTGCTACTGTTGGCGGCAAAGATTTCGATGCTGCCGGATGGATAAGCCAAACAAAGAGTGGAACACCATATCTGTCTCTTAAATTTGGTGAACCCTACAACAAAGATGCCAATAAAACTGCTCCAAAGCAGGAAAGTCAAGCACAAACAAGTGATTTACCATTCTAATCACTATCATCACTATTCATAAGGGGGCTCCGGCTCCCTTATATAATTTAATTAAAATGAAACTAAAAAAACAAAAAATAGACCCTTACATAATAATAGATGCGGTCAAGAGTGTAACGGGCTATAATCCGCTTGAAAATAAACACACAAGGAAAAGGCCTTACGTTGAAATTAGACAGCTTACAATGTATTGTATGAGAAAATTTACCTACATATCCTCTGATAAGGTTGGTAAAATCTTTAATAGAGATCATGCAACGGTTCTTCACGCAGTAAAAACAATGGATAATCTTTTAAATTTTCATAAAGACAAAACCCTTATTGACTCTTTTTTGAAGATTGAAGAGATATCTTATAGAGAACACGCAAAAGAAGAGTTAGGATTTCACTTAGTTGAAACACTTCCCAATGATTTTGATGAATTAAAAGCTATGAATGCAGAGCTGGTTTACAATGCCAACTATCTCATGGAAATCATAGATAAACTACCAACCCTATTAAGAGAAAGATTTATAACAGATGAAAAGTTCATTTATACAATTAAACAGAAAAATACTGACCTGGCAATGGTACAAAAACCCGAACGTTTTTCGAGTCTTCGTTCATTGTTTGCTGAAGGCCAACCACAAAGACAACAAGTTCGAGGGGAAGATAATTCCTAGGGGATCTTTAGCTACATCTTACGATAGTATTGCACATGATTTAAAGCTGTCTAGAGACCAAATTAGGTTGTCCATAAAAAAACTCAAAGCGAGCCAAGAGTTGGTCACAAAACGAACACCCAGATATTTGCTTGTAACCCTTGTAAAATATAATGATTACCAGGGTAGGGATGCAAAAAATAACACTCAAACCCCACTCAAACCCCACTCAAATACCACTCAAATACCACTAAACAATAATGGTAATAATGATAATAATTTAATAGAAATAGATAGGGTTCAAGAAATTTGTCTTTCAAATGTTAAATGGGTTGAGGCAGTTAAAAGGAATTTTCTTCTTAATGACGTTAAGTTTAAAGATTTCATAGAAAACTTTACCAACCACGCTTCTGTTAATGGATACACTCACATTTCAGAAAAAGAATACAAGCAGTATTTTATAAGGTGGTACAAGAAGTCTACAGGAAAAGGAATGAATGGAAAGCAAATATATCAATATAAAAAACCAGCACTATGATACAAACAATAGAGTGGTCCTCGATTGACTTGAAAGGTAAAACCTCAGGTCAACATAAAGTTGTTTGTCCTTCATGTGGGCCTGAAAGAAAAAATAAAAGAGACAGGAGTTTAAGTGTAAACATATCTAAGGGAGTTGCTAAGTGTCATCACTGTGATGTTATTTCTATAAGAGAAAATCTTAATGAAAGCATTGTAAGAGATTATAAACTTCCTGAGCAGACATGGAGAAACTACACAGACTTATCTGATGGAATCGTAAAATGGTGTGAGTCCAGGGGAATTAGACAGGGAACCCTAAAGCATCTAAAGGTTTCAGAGGAGGTATACTTTCAGCCCCAAGCTGGAGAAAAGATGAATAATATTGTTTTCAATTACTTTGAAGGCGACACCCTGGTTAATAAAAAATATAGATCAGGAGGAAAACACTTTACTCAGACAGCACAAACAAAGCCTATCTTTTATAATGTGAACGCAGCAGTTGGTCAGAAAGAAGTTTATATAGTTGAGGGTGAGTTCGATGTTTTAGCTATGCATCAGTGTGGTTATGAAAACACAATTAGCATACCAAACGGAGCCAATGACAATGATGACTTTTGGATTAACTGTGAAAAATACCTACAAGATGTAGATAAATTTTTTATATGTACAGACAATGATGATAAGGGTGAGTATGTATCTGAAAAGATTGCTCAAAGATTAGGAAGGTATCGGTGTGAGAGGGTCCTTTTTAAAAACAAAGATGCAAACGGAGATCTGATTGAGGGTGAAGATGTTTTAAGATCCTCTATAAACGCATCAAAAAAATACCCCGCTAGTGGAACATTTACTGTTGATGACATGATAGATGATATTATGGATCTTCATGAAAATGGACTGCCTTCTACAATATATCCTAAACACCCCTGCTTTGGAAATCTTAAAAACATATTCTCTGTAATGAGAGGCCACTTAGTTGTGGCTACCGGGATACCATCTCATGGTAAGTCAAACTTTGTTGAGTGGTACGTCATGAATATCATGAAAGATTATAACATGAAGGCAAGCTTTTTTTCTCCCGAACACCACCCAATGGCTCTTCATCAAACAACATTCATAGAAAAGTTTTTTGGCAAGAACTTTTTTATTGATAATGCTGGTCTACCAAGAATATCTAAAGCAGAGATACAGAGGTATAAGGATTGGGCACAAGAAAGACTTTATACCACCTGCTCAGAAGATGGCAAGTTTCCTACATGGAATTGGTTGATGGAAAAGTTTAAAGAGCAAATGTTTATCTATGGGGTAGACATATTTGTGATTGATGCATTTAACAAATTGGATTTCGATAGTAACAAAGATGCAGAATTATCAAGGATTAAAAGAGTTTTAACTCAATTGACAATGTTTGCACAAATGAACAATGTTATTATATTTTTGATAGCACATCCGACAAAAATGAAGAAGAATGAAGCACAAGTGTATGAAAAACCAACCCTTTATGACATCTCAGGGTCGGCTGACTTTAGAAACCAGGCTCATGATGGGTTTTCTATTTATAGATTTTTCGATCAGGTACAGGAGGGCGATGAATTTATAGAAAAGAATCAGGTTGAATTTTGCACACATAAAGTAAAAATGAAGTTTCAAGGAGAGATGCAACAAAGAGAATTGTTTAATTATCACATACCATCAGGAAGATATTACACCGGGCACAATCCTCCATCATTTGTTTTTGATAGAGAGGAACAGGAGCCTGAAAAAAACATGACACCGGAACAGGCGTTTGATGTTGATAAATTACCTTTTTAATGAAAAAAATTAATAGTTTATCTGGAGGAAAAACCTCATCGTATATAGCCGCAAACTATCCGGCAGACTATGATGTATTTGCTTTAGTGAGGATAGAACACGAAGAATCTAGATTTCCTGATAAAAAGATAGCACAAGAGGTAGAGGACAGAATACAAGCACCATTTATTGCCACCGCAGAAGATGATATAATTATTTATACAATGCTTGACTTAGAACAACATATAGGTAGAAAAATATCTTGGGTTACGGGAAAAACATTTGATAAAGTTTTAGACAGTGCGGGCAGTTTACCAAACGTAACAAGAAGATATTGTACCACACAGTTAAAATTAGAACCAATATTTGAATGGTGGAGAAAAAAAATAAATACGCCAGTAGAAATGAGGATAGGGTTTAGGGCTAATGAAACAAGAAGAGCTGCCAACATGAACGATAAACTAAATAAAAATGGATTGTTAGAAATGAAAGCTGTTGTTGGCAAGAGAAAAACTAGAAATAAATGGGGTATTATAGAGTGGCAAAAACCATCGTATCCTCTCATAAAAGATGGCATTTATAAAGATAATATTGAAAAGTACTGGAAAAATAAAAACGTTAGGTTTGCAAGGATAAATAATTGTGTTGGATGCTTTCATCAAAATTTAATATTAGCAAGAAAAAGATTTGAATGGCACCCAAATAAAATGGAGTGGTTTAAATCTAAAGAAGGAATTAAACATTTAAACGACTGTTGGCGAAACGGAATAGATAAAATTAAGTATGAAGATATTCAGAAATGGAATTTACAGGGGGAGCTTTTTGAAGACGATTTTAATGAGTGCGATTCTGGGCACTGCGGTTTATAATTAAAAATATGGGAAGACCAAAAAAAATAAAAACAGAAGAGTATTTTCCTACTAAAGAGGACTTTAAAGCTATGTCCTGGTGTCTTGAAAACAGAATTAGATGTTACCCAAAGGTTTGTGGCGATGAGTTCAAGGTTATATTTGAGTATGTGGATAGCGGAAAAGTTAAAACAATTGAATCTCCTGAATCTTATGATAAACACGCATCTTCTAAGGCAATGTGGAGACTTTATAGGCATCAATATAACAGCCACAAAAAGCGGACATCTTGATGGATTTTGGTTTTTATAAAAAAAAGTTATAATTTTAACAAAAAGAATCCTATGAATGATTTTCAAAAACGTTACCAAAAGCTCAGAGGCGCTAAGTATAGTATATTTGAACTAGATGTTCAGGGGTTTTGTGATAAACTGTTGTCTTATAAGACTATGAAGGATAAAGAAAAAATTGACAACCTTCTTCAGTTAGATGCTTTTATGTATGTAAACTTGGGATCTGATTCCCTTAAATCTGAAAAGCAAGAAACAAAAAAGAAATCTAGAATTATATACAGGTCTATTAAAAAATTAGACAACGCTTTTGGTGATCAATGTTTGATTCACCAAGATAAAAGTATATGAAAGGGACAAGGCGAAAGTATGTAAAACATGTAGTAAGAAAATTAATAAAGCTTTGTAGTGATCTTGAGTTTTATTTGCTTTTGCCCGATGCTGAATCTAAAATAGAAGAAACTTTCTTCAATTTAAAAAACATGGTAGAAAAAACACACAACCAAACAAAATCAAATGATTGAGTTAAATAAATTAATTGATGAAGGAGTTTTGTTAAGAGAAATAAACGGATACTCCTTTACCAAAATAGCACAAGTTTTACATGAAAAATACAGCATAAAAGACGATTCCAGAACTGAACATCAAACAACTCAAGCAATAAGAAGGGCTTTTCGTAAAAAGAAAAGAACAGAGGAACATCCCGCTTTGGCAGGTGCATGTGATGAAAGAGGTATAAATGTTGGGAGTGTAGGTTTAGCTTGGAATAAAGACAAGCATTGGTC